GATAGGAAACTAATATGGGAAAGAAGAAGGGAGAAGAAGTTCGTAGAGCTGGCGAAGCTCGACAGTTATTAGATAATCCTCTATTTAAAGAGGCTCTAGTAACAGTCAGAGAAGCACTAATTACACATCTCTTAAATACAAGAGTTGCCGAAGAGGTAGAAAGAGATAGGTTATACATAACAATCAAGGCACTAGACTTGGTAGAACAACACATTAAGTCGGTACTTGAAACAGGCACACTTGCTGAAAGGGAGCAAGATTTTTTTGAATAATAAGTGAGAGGAGTGACCAATGGATTCTGAAAAGAACACCCAAGAAGTTGTAGATAATAGAGCACCAGCAGGTACAACTGCTGAAGCAAGTAATAAAATCCTTAGTATGTGGGACTCAGAAGAGCAAACCGCAAGCGAGGTAACTGAAACCCCTGTTGACGAGACAGAGGTAGAGGAAACACAGGAAGCTGAAGAGGTAGAAGAAGAAGCCCCAGAATCGGAAGAGGAAGGACAAGCTGAAGAAGAAACCGAAGAAGAGGTAACTGAAGAAGAAGAGTATGAAGTAGTAGCGGAAGAGGACTTAAAGTATACGATAAAGGTAGACGGAGAGGAATTGGAAGTTGGTATAGATGAACTTAAGAACGGTTATCAAAGGCAGGCTGACTATACTCGTAAGTCTCAGGCACTAGCAGAGCAACGTAAGGAGACGGAGGGAATCCAGTCCGAGCGTCAGCAGTTAGAGCAAGAGAGGCAAATGTACGCTAATGGCTTACAGATGTTGCAAGAACAACAGAGCAGTAAACTTCAAGAGTTTGAAGGTACAGATTGGACAGCTTTGAAACAAGAAGACCCATATCAGTATATGCTTCAGAAAGATGAGTACAGAGATGCACAGGAAAAAGTACAAAACGTACAACAACAGCAAATTCTTATACAACAAGAACAAGCTGAAGTGGTACAGAAAGCTAGGTCAAATTTTGTTAAACAAGAATACAACAGACTAGTTGATGCTTTACCTGAGTGGAACGATAAGGAATCTACTATAAAGAAAGACGTACAAGAGTACGCTGTCTCAGTAGGTTTTCGACCAGAAGAGATTAACCAGTTAGCAGACCACCGTAGTGTATTAGTAATTAAGAAAGCTATGGAATATGATAAGCTAACAACCAAGGTTGCTCCAAAGAAGAAGGCAGTTAAGAAAGTCCCTAAAGTACAAAAAGCCGGAAGAGGAAACTCAAATGAAGATATAGCTGCTGAAGCTATTAAGAAAAAGCGTACAAGGTTACAGAGGTCTGGTAAGCAAGAAGATGCCGCCTCTATATTTTATGATATGCTTTGACGGAGAATAATTATGCCAACGCAATTTAAGACATATGATGCAACAGCGATTCGAGAGGATTTGTCTGATGTAATATATGATATTTCACCCACAGATACACCTTTTATGTCCAGCATTGCTGGCAAGGGTTCAGTATCTAACACTCTATTTGAGTGGCAGACAGACGCATTAGCATCTGCTGTAATTAATAACTACCACGTTGAGGGAGCTGCTGCTGGTACAGCTGCAACTACCGCTACTACTCGTCTAACTAACCAAACACAAATTTCTAAGAAAGTTGTTGAGGTTACTGGAACTCACGAGACAGTTAATAACGCTGGTAAAAAATCTGAGATGGCTCACCAACTCGCTAAAGCCTCGAAAGAGATTAAGCGTGATATGGAAGGCTCACTTCTAGCTGATAACGCCGCTGCCGCTGGCAACGCATCAACAGCTCGTGAGACTCGTGGTGCTGCAAACTTCATCTCAACAAACGTAACTGATGCTGGTACTTCCGGTACTCACGCTGCGGTTGTTGAAGCTGATATTCTTGCAGTAGCTGAGTCTACTTGGAATGCTGGTGGCGAACCTGCAACTATCTTACTTGGTGCGACTAACAAAAAGTTAATCACAGCAATGTCAGGTCGTGCTGATGCAATTCGCTCAGTATCAGACAACAACACAACAATCCAAAATGCGGTGGATGTATATGTATCAGACTTTGGTACATTCAACATTCAATTAGACCGTTTTTGTGACCAAGATGTTGTCTACTTCCTAGACCACGATATGTGGTCAGTTGACTACTTACGTGATTTCCAGACTGTGGATATTGCTAAAGAAGGTGACTCTGAGAAGAAGATGCTTCTAGTTGAGTACGGTCTACGTTGTGGCAACGAAGCTGCTAACGGTAAGATCAGGTACACTACTGGTTAATAACTAACCAACTAACCCACCCTAGGCAACTGGGGTGGTTTATTATATGACAGTAAAATCAGATTTAATAGCAAACTTAGATGGAAGCCTTACACTGGTTAGTGGACAAGATGACAAAGTAGTCAAGAAATTATATGACCTAAATACTAAAGATAAATTTCACACAGCCCATACTAAGTATAAAGGTGACTCAACTTTTTCACACAAAGTAGCTAGCATACCATTAATTGTAGTAGAGAAGATGATGAGAGAGAAAGTTTGGGGAAACCAAGAAAGAATGAGAGAGTGGCTGAATCATCCAGACAATGCTGCTTGGCGTACTACTAAAGGAAAAGTATAATGGCACTAAGTACATTCACAGAATTAAAATCAGCAATAGCAGACTGGCTAGATAGGTCAGATTTGACAGATAGAATACCAGACTTTATTACACTTGCTGAAACTAGAATTAATAGAGAATTACGCATACGCCCTATGGAAGTTAGAAGCACGATGGAGACTGCATCTGGTCAACAGTATTTTAACTTACCAGGTGGTTACATTCAGATGCGTAACATACAACTAAATACAAACCCCACTACACCACTTGAATATATAACACCAGAGATGCTGGATAGATTATATGGCAGTAGTGCAACAGGTAAGCCTAGAGCTTATACATTAATAGGTGACGAGATACAACTAGCACCTATACCAGATTCAGCATATACAGTAGAGATGGCTTTTTATGAGAACATAACTCCATTAGGTGATGGTACTTCAGGTACTGTAACAACCAACTGGCTAACTGTTAATGCACCAGATATATTATTATATGGTTCTCTTATGGAAGCAGAGCCTTTTATTAAAAATGATGAGAGAATACCAGTATGGCTAGAAGCATTCAGAGATGGTATTAAAAAATTACAAGATGCAGATGCTAGGGATAGACATTCAGGTTCAGCTATGAGAATACGTAATATTTATTCTGGGGTTGAAGGCTAATGCCTGCTTATTTTTGGAATGAACAAGGTTCAGCAACTTGGAATGATGTAGGCATAACATATCTAAATTCTGCATTCACAGGAGTTGTTCAGTTTGATATGCAGTCTGGTACACCTTCAGACCACTTAGATTTTTGGAGTAATTATTCTGGTGCTTGGAATTCTTTAGCTTCACAGCAAGAGGCTTGGGGTTATGTTCCTAGTATTGCTGTACCAAGAACAGCTACATTTGCAGCTACCTCAAATATTAATGTTCCAACAGTAGGATTTGCTTTAGTGGGTGAAGTTGTGTTTGGTTTAAGTGCTGGTCAAACTTCACTAGGAAACACAGTGTATCCAGTATCTGTAACGTTAGCTGTTTCAGATGACATTAGTTCGGTAGGTAATTTAATATATGTAGAGTCACTTACATTTGCTAATACTCTTAACATACCTTTACCAGGAACTACAACTTGGGATTTAGAGACTACTACTTGGGCTTCTGCTGATGAAAGTTTTGGTTATTCACCAACAGTAACCTTGTCAGTTGTTGCAAACATAAATCAAGTTATGCTTAATGAGCTGAATGCAGAAGACTTGACAATGAAGCCGACTGGATTATTTTCTATGTCTGCTGGAGCGTCAGCAAGTGCAACCGTAGCTGTTCCAGTATTAGCTACTTATGCCATTACTGCAAATTCCAGTAATACTGGTTTAGCTTTAATGCCACAGTCTATTACAATAGCTTCAAGTGAATCATATTCTTTAGCTGAAGATATGGCAATACCAGTATCAGCAACTTTCGCTTCAAGTGAAACTTTTGCTTTAGCTGAAGATATGTTGATACCAGTGGAAGTGACACTTGCTATAAATAATACACAAACTGGAGCTGCAAATGCTATTTATGTGGACTCTATAACAGTGGCTAATGAACAGAATATAAAATTTAATATAAACTTTGCAGAAAGTATTGGTCTTGCTATGACATCCAATACTTCTTCAATCAACAACTTCTTGTGGAATGACATCGCAGAAGATACTGGTTCTACTTGGACAAAGGTAAGTGACCCAGATGAATAACAACAACAACTCTAAAGGAGAGAATAATGAATACATTGGATAATGTAAACTTAGGGCTGGCTAACTTCTGGAAAGTTACTTGCCTTGATAAAGATGGTAACGTCAAATGGGAAGAAAATGAAAAGAACCTGATTGCAACAGTAGGTTTAAACCATATTCTTGATACACAATTTCACGCAACTACACAAGTAACTACTTGGTATATAGGTCTTAAGGCTGCTGGTACACCGCAAGCTGCAGACACTATGAGTTCACACTCATCTTGGGCAGAACTTACTGGCTATTCTGGTAATCGACCAGCTTGGACAGAAGGTGCAGCTTCAAGTGGTAGTATGACTAATGGAACAAGCGTGGATTTTTCAGTAAACGCAACAGCTACAGTAGCTGGTGCATTTTTAAATACAGCAGCAACAGGAACTGGTGGCGCACTTTACGGTGTGGTTGACTTCAGTTCAGCTCGTGCAGTAATCTCTGGTGACACACTACAGGTAACAGTAACAGTAACAGCTGCTTCAGCATAGAGGAGTAATATATGGCTTTAGAAGACTTAACAGGTACTAAGTACATTGATGACCTCAACTCGTCAAACCCAGCAGCAGGTGATAATGTCTCTGAAGGTGATGACCATATACGAGGAATCAAGAATGTACTTAAACTTACACTACCTAATATAACAGGTGCTGTAACCGCAACACACACTGAACTTAACTATGTAGATGGTGTAACGTCTGCTGTACAATCACAGTTGAATACTATTATTGCAGATGATTGGGTGACACAGGCTAGGATGGCTGTGAACTCAATTGATTCAGACCAGTATGTAGATGGTTCAATAGACACAGCACATATTGCAGATGACCAAGTAACACTAGCTAAAATGGCTGGTCTTGCACGTGGTAAAGTAATTATAGGAGACTCGAGTGGTAATCCAGCTGCTCTAGCAGTAGGCTCAAATGGTCAAGTGCTAAAGTCAGACGGTACAGATATATCTTGGGCAGCGGATTCGGGTTTATCTACTGAAGAAGTACAGGATATTGCAGGTGGAATGTTTACCTCAAATACTGAAACAGGTATTACAGCTACTTATCAAGATGGTGATGGAACTGTAGATTTAGTTATTGGAGCAGGTGATATTGTCAATTCGATGTTAGCAGATGATGCTGTTGATTCAGATGAGATTGCAGCTGGTGCTATAGATTTAGCACATATGAGTGCAAATTCTATTGATTCAACTCAATACGTAGATGGTTCTATTGACACAGCACACTATGCTGCTGGTTCAGTAGATGCTACAGCTATGGGTGTTAACTCAGTTGACTCTAGTGAGTTAGTTGATGGAAGTGTTGATGCCTCTCACTTGGCAGCAGATTCAGTTACCGCAGCCAAAATTGGTGATGATGTTATTAACTCTGAACATTATGCTGCTGGAAGCATTGACAACGAACACCTTGCAGATGATGCTGTTGATTCAGATGAGCTTGCAGCTGGTGCTGTAGACTTAGCACATATGAGTGTTAATTCTATAGACTCTGACCAATATGTAGATGGTTCAATAGATACAGCACATATTGCGAATGATGCAATAACAACTGCAAAGATTGCTGACAATGTAACTCTTGGCGGTAATGTTACAGTATCAGGAAATTTTACAGTTTCAGGTGATACTACTACAGTTAACACAGCTACATTAGCAGTGGAAGACCCACTAGTTTCTCTTGCAACAGGGAATAGTGGAGCTGATGCAGTGGATATTGGTATGTATGGTTTATATGATACATCTGGTTCACAGGATTTATATGGTGGTTTATTCAGAGATGCTAATGATTCGGGCAAGTGGAAATTATTTAAAGATAATCAAGCTGAACCTACTACAACAGTTAATGTATCTGGTACAGGATATGCAGTTGGAACATTAGTTGCAAACCTTGAGGGAACTCTTACCGCAGCTAACTCTGTAGACTCTGACCAATATGTAGATGGAAGTATTGACCGAGTTCACCTAGCGGCAGACATCGTGGATGGCACTAAAATTGCTAATGATTCTATCAATAGTGAACACATAGCGGCAGATTCTATAGATGCAGAACACTATGCGGCTGGAAGTGTAGATGCTACAGCTTTAGGTGCTGACTGTGTAACAGCAGCTAAGATTGGAGATAATGTATTAAATAGTGAACATTATGTAGCAGGAAGTATTGATGCGGAACACTTAGCAAGTGATTCAGTTACTGAGGTAAAGATAGCAGCTAATAGTATAGACTCTCAAGCATATGTGGATGGTTCAATAGATACAGTACACCTATCAGCAGACTGTGTAACAGCAGCTAAGATTGGTGATAATGTATTAAATAGTGAACACTACGCAGCAGGAAGTATTGATGCGGAACACCTAGCTAGTGACTCGGTAACTGAAGCTAAGATGGCTGCAAATAGTGTGGACTCTCAAGCATATGTAGACGGAAGTATTGATGCAGCTCACTTATCAACTTCTCTTGGTGATTTAAGAAGAGGTGTTACTGATATAGGTAGAGATGCTAATGACTGTATTTCAATTGGTACTACTATTATTGACTTTAAGCTAGATGGTGCTACAGATATGCGACTTGAGAATGATGGTGACTTACACGTTGAGGGTGATGTAATTGCTTTCTCATCTACTATCTCAGATGAAGCGTTAAAGTATGACATCAATCCTATTGAACACGCTTTAGACAAAGTGGCTCAACTTACAGGTGTTACATATAAATACCTTAAAGATGGAATGGAGTCAGCAGGTCTACTAGCTCAAGACGTTGAGAAG